GTTTATTCTACAATTGATACTCTTACAATTAAATCTCAAAGAACAGGTCAAACAATTGAATCTATAAGACATTACAACAGATTCTTAAGTTCTTATTTACCTGCTGTTAATTCTCAAGATGATAATATTTCTCATTTATATGACCAAGCATTAATTCTACCAAATTATGAAGCACAGCAACAGACTGTTGTAAATATCCCATCATCTTCGTCCACACAGAATCACTTCTGCGTCTCACTCCCATGCGGACTCCTAAACGGAGGTGAGCCTCTTAGATTAGACGCTCAGGCAGTTGGGGGGATTCTGCTAGAACTACATTTAAGTCCAGACTCTCAAGTGTTCCACACTCAGGGTGATACAGATTCTGCGTCTTATGCCGAGTCATTATATCAATTTACAGATGTTTCACTTGTTGCTGAGTTAGCAGAACCAGCACCTGAAATGATACAACAGATGAGAACTAATCCCACCGGGACATATGAATATAATTCTCTATCATCCTATTATCAAACTATTAATTCAGCGAATGGTATTATTAATTTTCAACTCGGTTTATCGCGAGTATTGGGAGTCTTTGCTAATGTTGTTCCCGCGGCTCATATCAATAATTTATTATTTGATGGACTTTCTACACTATATCCTACAAATAGTGATGGCTCATCAGCGGACATCAAAGAATTATTTTTCACCAGAAATGGTGCTAAGTTCCCGTTGGACTTTAATATCAACACTCCTCAAAAAGATAATAGTAGTATTAAAACTGTTGATTCGCAGATAATTTACAATTATATGAATGCTATTACTAAATTCGCAAATATTACAAGGACTTCACTGGGTCCCGTAAATAGTCGCTTAGATGACTCTGCACGATTTGGTAAGGACTTCGCTGACGGAGGAGCAGGCTTCGGTGTAGGAGTCGCATTTGACAGTATTAGTGATGCTGGTGTAGATTTCAAAAATGTAAATTTCGGTATCAATATGAGTCTTGACTTAACAAGTGATTCACCACAGTCATTCTTCGTCTTTGTTCATTCTAAGAACACTTTGGTATTTGGGCCTCAGGGTCTTCAAGTGATGGCGTAAATATGATAATTAAAATCTAAGTTATCATAAAATGGAGTGTATTGATGAATATGGTAGGATGATAAATTATAATTGTATTGAAACAACAGAACAACAACAAGTAAAAGAGTTCATAAAATCTACTGATAGAGTTTTAGAATTAGGAGCAAGGTGGGGTGGTGTAGCAATCACTACAAATAAAATTTTAGACAATAAAAAAGAACACTTCGTGGTTGAACCAGATTATCGTGTATGGGAGGCATTAGAATTTAATAAAAAACATAATAATTGTGAATTCACTATTATTAAAGGTGTTATAAGTAAAACAGATTTAGAATTAGATTTCAGTGATAAAAGATATGAAGGTATGGCGACATTTACTACAGAGGCTACAGGTCTCAATAAATGTTCAAGAATTGACTTAAATGATATTGATTGTGATTTTAATGTTCTTCTAGCAGATTGTGAAGGTTTCTTAGAAGATTTTTATAATGAAAATAAAGAATTTTTTAAACAGTTAAGATGTATTATTTTAGAAAAAGACAGACCGGAGTATTGTGATTATGATAGATTAGCAAAAGAATTTATAAATTTAGGATTTGTTGAAAAAGTATCAGGGACTCATTGTGTATATTTGAAAGAATAAGTTAATTTTTATTTTTATAATTTTTATTTATTTATTTTATTCATTTATAAATGAGTGCTATGATGAAATCCGCCCCTACTCCCGAAACTGATATGAGTGGTGCCGATCTTGAAGGAGACGTCCAAGAATCTATGGTTCAGCGTGAGGCTGTTCCTCCAAATGTCCCTAACCTTTTACGTGTATCTCCTATGGAGACTTCTACTGCTACTGATGTAGAAACGAGTATTTTAGACCCTGTTGTGAAAAGTAATACATTCTGTAGATTCGTGTTCTTAAACAAGGGGATACTACACAGTCATTCTAAACTGACTTTTTCATTAGTATCATCAGTTGACCAAGATGAGTTCTTAGCACCAAATGTTGGGATTCACCAACTGATATCGCGATGTGCTCTTAAAGTCGGCACTAAAACTTTACAAGAAATAGATGGATATAACTTCTTGTCGGCATATAAATCAATGTTCGTAAATAATGAACACCAAAAAGAAAGAGAACAAGTTCAGTCTGGTAGAACTATCGCTCACGAGTTTTTTTATCAAAATGCTACTGACAATGATGGTGGAGCAATTTGTGATACATCCGCTCAGGGTTATGGTCTTAGTAATGGGATTGAATATACAAGTGCTTCATTAGAAGGGACAAAACTCGTTGCTGAAGCAGAACCACAACTCTTAACTCCGCAGTGGTCGGAGATTAGAAACAGACCTGTTTTCCAGATTGCTCTTAGTGAGTTATTCCCAATGTTGAAGCAGACACAGCTCCCACTTTATATGATGGAGGAGCAGGTATCAGTTGAATTAACTTTTGAACCTGTTAATCGCCAACGTTGTCAGGTAAGAGGTGGTGTTGCTCCCGGAGGCACTACTTACACGGTGGACGAAAATGAACTAAAACTAATCGCTGATTATATTTACTATCCTCAAGAAATGATGGAGGCATATCGGGCTGCGAACCCTGTGATCACAATGAATCATTTTGATTACAGACATTCTAAAGTTTCTGTTTCTTCTGTAACTGATAACGGACAAACTCGTATTAGAAATCTTGGTGGGGCAGGTCGTATAGTCACTAAAGTGATAACTGGTCTTCAACCTGAATATAACCAGAGTGATGAATCAATCACAAATAACTTCTGCTCTATTCCACCAGCATGTCCTTATGAGTTTGGTGAGCTTCCAGGAGCAACAACTCACAATGGTTCAATGACTGTGAATATTAAATATAATGATAGATTTTTATATCCAATAGATGTAATTAATCCAGCACGTCACTTTCATAATACCGCTCAGGCAGAAGGGATGGTTCCCTTTGTAACTCGTGAAGAGTTCGCAGCTGAGGGTGTCGCAATAGATACAGTTGGATTTATGAATCATCAACAGAGGACTGGTGCTGATGGTAATGAAAGAGGTATTCAAGGACGATTTAACTGGTTAGCATATCGTCTCAATCGCAATGAAAGAATTAATACAAGAGGTCTTGAATATTATTATAAATATGAAGGACTCGGTAATGGTGCTAAATACACTCAGCGTTCTTGGTTAGAACTTGCTAAGATTACTACTCTTGCTGGTGGATATGTCACAACTAACCTGCTTTAAATTAAATGTGAAAGATAAAAAAAAATAACCTTATATTTATTATAAATGAGTTCTGCTGAAAGTTATAATCAAACAATACTTCTTGATTGTAATAGATTGTCAAGTGAAGAGTATTCTGCGAGTAATTTAGCAACTAATGACAATGCTGTTTTCACAAATAAAGTTTCAAATGGGATAACATTAGATATTGGTGATGAGGTGACTATAGCCTCAGCACATATATCACAAAGAGGTGCTGGTGGTTCAGTGATACAAATGGATGGTAAAACATTAGGTGAGAAAACTATTACTGTCACTGAGACAACAAATTCATCACATATTGGATTTGCTATTGATACTTTTGAAAGGTCATATTCACCTACTGGATTTGCTTATGAAACATCTAAAAATGTTGAGAAACAAGTAAAAATGAAAGATAATAAAGCATCTGTAGTTTTTGAATATTATAAAAATACAAATGGAGAGAATAATATAGGATTACCAAGGAACTGGGGTTCAGCATCTATGGGACATTCAGTCCACGGGGGAGATCCTATAAATAATGTTCATACAACAAATGCTTCATTTTGGAATGCTTCTGATTCATATGCTAAAGGATTGAATACATATCCACTATCAGCAAGTCATCAAATGATAACTGATTATAAGCGAGAATCGCAAATGAATGCTTGTGGAAATAATTGTCGTGCTTATAAAGTAAAACAAGACAATAGTAGATTTACAATTTTTAAAAGAAATGAAGTAGTTTATCGTAAAACAGAAGTTTCAAATGCTTCAAATGCGGGATATTTACAACCTGTCCCAGCACCACCTGACCCTGCTATAGGAGGATATAATAGATTTAAACAAGAGGTAGAATTTGAAATCCCACGTGGATATAATACACCATCAACAATCGCATCAATATTAACAGACAAATGTAATTTGGCCAGTTCTCCTCAAGAAAAAGTAGAACCAATACAGGGACCAACAGTCATACAAGGAGAATTATATAAAACTTTCACTTGTGCTAATTACGCTCAGTTCAGTGCTAGTGAAAATAAAGATTTTTTTGATTCTACATTAGAAGACCACTTACCAGTCGGTGTAGGAGTAAATTCACTTAATACAGAATTAGCAACATTATATTTGAATAATTATAGTTTCGTAGGTTTTAAACGTCCTTCATTAGTAGAAGCAGGAAGAGCAGGATTTGCTTATCACGGGAATGCTTTACAAGTAGGTCAGGCGGTAGGAGCATCAGGAACATTTATCTTATATTCAGGATTTTCTTGGCGAGAAGAAACATTCGCTAATATAAGAAAATTTTTTGATTCACAATTAATTTATCCTGAATTATTTGACTACGCGACAATCCCGGGTGCTGGGATGACAAATTATGCGACACATAATACAACCTCTGCCTCATTAAATGCATCATTTAGGGACGAGGCGAGATTCTTACATATAGGAATATCAGGCAAAGGTTCAACAGCATTAGGAACCGAAGCTTTAGGAGGTGATAATTATAACTCATCACATAGTGACAATAACGTAGTGCCTATCCCTCCAAGAGCAAATGCTAGCGACCAGTCATCAAATCCAATATTTGTTTATTTTAATAATAATAGTAGTCATTTAACAACCGAACATAGTGTTGGTGATAGATTGGATAATCTTGTTTATGGATTTGGAAGAAAATATACACACGCGGGAGCTGATTATATTGCTTTCGTCACTGAACCATTAGGAGGAGTGCCTCTTAGTTATTTTGGGGAACAAGGAAATGCTATTAATTTGGGAACTAAATGCGGATATGATTATCATTTTAATGCTTTTGGGAACACATCCATCATACCAAGTTCAGGTTTTCACCCTTTACAATTTTACGGACATCAGGCATATGATTTGGGAAACGCTATTAAAGAAGTTTATATCGGTGCTAATAATGGTTTATTTAATTTTAATACAACAGAAAACAGATTTGAAATTAAAAATTTACATTCTGCTGAGAAAGTAGGAAACTTTTATAATGCTGGTGATCCAAATCCGCCTGCTGATGTTTTCGCTCCTCCTGCTTCAGCAGAAGCAACAAATGACTGTTACAAAATAAATAAACAAGTAAAATATGATAGTTGGACTCCTGATTTACAACCATACTCTAAAATTAATTTATCAGGTTCATTTACAGCAGATACTCAGCAAACATTTATCAAGGTGAATCCTGCTTTGAGAGGTTCTAATATTTATGATGCTCACGGGGGAGTAGCTATTACTGATATGGGAGTCACTGAAGATAAATGGACTGATAGCATTTGGGGATTACTCGGTTTTGAATACGGACAATTTAATACTTCAGGGACTAATGTTAAAAATTTAAATGTTCGTTTTAATAGTGCTACAACAAACACCAGCGGAATCACAACAAATGCTGACGTCACAACAATAAATTCTTTACAATATTCTACAAATGTTTATGGGACAAATGTATTTACTCCAAGATTAAATAGTAGTGTGAAATATTATGATAATAAACAGAAGATAAATGTTTTCTTACCAAGTGGGAGTTTTGAAGTAGAACCTCCTATCGTTGTCTCAACAACAAGCACAGCGATACAAGCAAAACAGTTACCAAGAAAATTATTAAGAGGATACTTTTTGATAAACTCTGATATATTAGATACAGCGAATTATTATCAAACTGCTAATCCTTTACAGACCATGGCGGTTGTCGGTAAATATAATGGGGCGAATGACTTCGTCCAGTATGATGGGGGAGGTGCTACCTTCACCGTCACACGTAAAAAAACGATAACATCTATTAAAACACAAATATTAGACCCTGAGGGTGCGATAGCTCAGGTTGGTGATGCCTCAGGGATAATTTATAAAATTATAAAACCAATTAAAACAGATTTAAAATTTGCTGAAAATTTAATGGCAGGGATGTATGGTAAACCTCCGGGGAGTTAATCTATTTGACAGTCAGTCTCTTCATCACTATCTTCAATAGCACCAGCAAGTGATAGTGAAATATGTTGAATATGTTGTCCTGTATCGTGCCGAGTGTTTAATTTAAGTGTAGCAGACCTACCACTCTTAATCTCCTTACAGACCATAGCATTCTCTTGATGATACTTAATCCAAGAAGTCCTCATAGGACGGCTACATCTACCGCAGAAGTCCCACGCTAAATTATTAGGATCATTTGCCCTCGCTAGGATAGTTGCTCTGTCTAACTTTTCACCATTAGATAATATATTCTTCTTAGCAGGGAGAACTTCTGTTTCATTACATAGAACCAGCATATCACCGAGTAATTCTACAAGATTATCTTCCTTAAACCAGCAGAGTTCATCTAACGCCTCACGGTCACCAGAATCAATAACTTCAGCAAGGTTATTCATCATAGTGAGGATTCGTGCAGGAGCCTCTTTACGAATGCCTGATAAATAGTTTTTCATCTTGAGACGTTCTTTGTAAGTTTTATGTGCCTCTTGCTGTTGGTTTTCAATAATTTTAAGTCGCTGTATAATATGGGGATTGCTGGTGAGTTGGTAAAGTTCTTCAAACTGCTCTGCGTTGTAGTTAGACATTTTGTTGTTTTTGTTTAGTTATAATACCTCCCTTTTTCTTTTGTTTTTGTTTTTGTTTATTTAAATCAAATAGTTTGCTAATTTCAATTTATTGTCTTATTACAATTAATACCAAGAAGAAATATTATTGTCCTTAAAATAAGGTTTATTTCCTTTTATCAATATGTTCTTTTTTTTGTTTTCAATTAACATAATATCTTTAATCCGACATGGTTGGACGTGATGTTTCAGCATATCGTGTCCAGTTGTTTGAAATACTAAACGACCTTTCCATTTATCATAGATTTTGATAGATTGTTTTTCTTCAACTCTTTTTATGATATCATTACAAATATCAGTAAATATATTACAGCGGGGAGTAGAAGCCATCACAGCATTATATGGTTTTCTCTTTTTATCATTATTCCAGCAGACAAATAAATAAACATTTGTTAGTAAATCATCTAAATTATCAATTGGATGGACATCACAATCAAGATAAAATCCACCGTATCGGTGTAAAATAAGATATCTTATAAAATCACATTTTTGAATGGGATATCTAAACTCATTCCACAGTTCAATATATTCAGGATAGTGTTCGCATATTAATTCTTCGCAATCTTTGAGATTCCACATCTTATGTTCATAATTATTAAGATCACAATAAGTTTTAGTGATATCAACATTAGTAGCAAAGAGTTCTATTTCCTTTAGTTCTTTACCTTTAAAATTCCAAAATACTTGGTGGATTATTTTTGGTATCATTATATTCTTTCATTAGATAAAAAACAAACTAAAATATGATAACTTAATAAAAAGTTACAAAAGTCAATATATATGACCTATGATAATAATTTTACAAAAGTCCAGGAGAAATAATATCTCTATGCTATAGAGTTAGTAGAAAGTGAGAGACACATATATATATACACATTTATGTTTTTTATTCATTTTCACCATACGCCTCATCAATGAGGGCATCTGCGTGAGGGTCAGGCACTAAACCACGTATCATATCACATAATTTTGTAATTATTTCATCTTGTTCACTTTCTTGTTCTTTATTCATTCTGCTAGCACACTCTTGGTCAAGAGTATCAAGTTGTTCTTTTAGTTGCTTGTTGTCTTTCCTAACAACGTTAAGGACACGAATGACATTATTGTTTTCTTGTTTTAGTTCGTGATATTGTTTTTGAACCGACATCCAACATTCTTTATTCTTTAATCTTTGTTGTGATTCTTCATTGAGTTGTTCTGTTAGTTTTGCGATATCCTTGTTTTTTTCAAGACCTTTCCTTGCTCCTTGAGTGGCTATGACTTGTAGAGTTTCATTTTGTTCTTGTAGTTTTTGGTTTTTGAATAGAAGTTCAACCGCATTCTCTTCGTGTAATTTTAGTTCTTCCATAAGTTGTTCATAATTATGACAACCTGCGTAAGGATTGTAATCATTAGGGACGGTGTTCGGCATTTTGAAGTGTTCTTTTTTTGTTTAGTTTGTTTTGTTTCTTGGTAATTTGTCTTGTAACCTTTCCACTATATTTAAATCAAATAGGTAACTAATTT